GGTCACGCCAAATTGGGAAATGTCAAAGCACTTGGCAATGGTCGACCGGGCTCTAATGGAAATGGAAACGGACACGCCAACGGAAACAGGAAGCATTGACCGCCTTATGGTGTTCATGCCCCCAAGGCACGGTAAGTCGTACCTGATATCGCAGCACTACCCAGCATGGTACATCGGAACGCATCCTGACGCTAAAGTGATTATGACCAGCCACACGCATAGCCTCGCCTCTGGATTCAGCGCAGCCGCTCGGGATCTGCTGATAGAGTTTGGGCCTAAGCACTTTGGTATAGAGGTATCGAAGGATATGCGGTCCAAGGAGGAATGGCAGATCGCAGGGCATCGTGGCGGACTCAAAGCGGCAGGCGTCGGTGGGCCGATAACCGGCTCTGGTGCAGACCTATTCATCATTGACGATCCGGTGAAGAACGACGAACAGGCTATCAGCCCGGTCTATCGCGAGAAGGTGTGGAATTGGTGGCAATCGACAGCGTCAACGCGGCTGGAGCCCCACGGCCGTGTGGCCCTAATGAATACCCGATGGCACGATGACGACCTAGCCGGCCGACTACTGAAACACGAGGGCCGCGTCGAGGAGGGTGGACGCTGGACGGTACTGAGCCTACCCGCCATAGCCGAACAGAACGACCAAATGGGCCGCCAGCCCGGCGAGGCCCTATGGCCTGAGAGGTGGCCCTTGAGCGTCCTGGAGCAAACACGGAAGGACAAGACCGATTACTGGTGGGGCGCGATGTACCAGCAGCGTCCAGGCCAGTTCGGCGAATCCTCGTGGCCGGCTGAATACTTCGAGGGGCTATGGGCTGAAGACTGGCCGGATACGTTCGAGGCGTCAGCGATGGCACTCGACCCGGCGATGGGCAAAGACAAAACCCGGGGGGACTACCAGGCCATTGTGTTCGTAGGGCTCCTTGACGGGCTCGTATACGCCGACGCGCGGTTGATTCGCGTTCCGCCGCCCGAGCTTGTCGAGATCGCACTGACGTGGTGGAATGTCTACAAGCCCAATGCGTTCTGCTGTGAGGCCAACGGCTTCCAGGATCTACTGGGCGGGATGCTGACCGAGAAGACGAAAGAACTCGGCCTATTCGATTGCGTGTGCTTCCCGGACATTGCGGTCGGCAATAAGGAAATCCGCATAGAACGCGAGATCACGCCGCTACTGGCACGCGACAAGCTAAGGCTACGCAAGGGCTCGCCACACACACAGCTACTGTTCGACCAAATGAGGTCGTTTCCAAACGCAGACCACGACGACGGCCCAGACGGCCTGGCTCTGGCAATCAAGACACTACGGGACCGAGTCGTCGGCGGACGGCCTGAAGTCGTCGGGAGAATCGGATAATGTACGAATCACAAAGCGTATCGACCATAGACGGAATCATTTTGGAAGGCGTCAGTGCCAGCCAGCCGGTGTCCGTCGATCCAGCCTACCAGGCTATGCTGGCCAAACTGGAATCCCGCCGCGTCAAGGCCGAGACGTCGCTACTAGAAGCGTTCGCAGATATCAGCGACACATTCGTTGACCCTAACGAGGCGTGCATGGGGCCTGACGGCGATCTATGGGCCAAGCTCGATACCAACGCAAGCTGCTGTTCATGGGCAATGGATACGCCCGGTGCCCTGAATGACATGCGCAAGTCTGGCCGGCAACTGGCCATGACCAACGAATTCGCCATCGGCGGGCACGAGAACCGGATCAACTACATCATCGGTAGCGGCCACAATTACGAGGTCATCAGCAAGCCGGACGAGGAGGTGCCCGAGGAGGCCCTGAAGGACGCACAAGCGGCCATTGACCGATTCACCAAAGAGAATAAGTGGCAGCGTCGACAGCAAGAGATTCAGCTTCGGAAGGACCGGGACGGGGAATGCTTCCTTCGGTTCTTCCCGCAGGGGCCGGCGACCGATGAGGATGAGCCGATCGAGGGCACGGTGCTGGTGCGATTCGTCGAGCCGGGGCAGGTTGTCACGCCACCAGAACGCCAGGAAGCGAATGAGACCCTCGGCATCATTACGGATGCGGATGACGTAGAAACCGTCCGAGCCTACTGGATCGACGGCACGCCAGTAGACGCCAAAAACATCCAGCACCGCAAAGCCAACGTCGATATGACGGTCAAACGGGGCGTGCCGTTGTTCTATCCGGTGCGTAAGAACCTTGTCCGCGTCGAGAAGCTTCTGCGAAACATGGGCGTTGTGGCGAGCATCCAGGCAGCGATTGCGATGATCCGCAAGCAGGCGGGAATCACCAGCGATACGGCCACCGCATGGACGCAGGGTCAAGCAAACTTCTCGGTGGCCCACGGCAATCAGCCGACGACCTATCACCGCAACTATCCGCCCGGTACGATCCTGGACGCCCCCAGCACGACAGAATACGAATTCCCGGCCACTGGCATTGACGCCTCGAAGTTCGTTGTCGTCGTACAGGCCGAATTGCGTGCCGTGGCCAGCCGTGTGGTGATGCCGGAATTCATGTTCACCAGTGATGCGAGCAACGCGAACTACAGCAGCACGCTGGTGTCTGAGGGGCCGGCGGTGAAGATGATTGAGCGGCTACAGGCCACGATGATCGAGGAAGATAAGGAGGTCATGGACCGGGTGCTTGACCTGGCTGTCGAGTCAGGCGAGCTATCGCTGGAGAACCGCGAGCGGATGGAAGTGGACGTCACGCCGCCGAACGTGGCATCGCGCGACCGGCTACAGGAAACGCAGGCGGATGAGATCCTGTTGAACAACAAGGTTATGTCCATTGAGACGATGCAGATCCGCAACAATCTCGACCCTGAGAGTGAGACCGAGAAGATCGACGCACAGCGGGAGAAAATGGACCCGTTTGGCGATATGGACCTTTCGGCTATAATGGGGCAGGGGAATACGCAACAGCAACCACCAAGCGGGCAAGGTGGGGAGGAAGACGATGAGTAACGTAACGCCGATTACTGAGGGCCGAGCCGACAGGATAGACAACATCGCACGGGCGGTGGCATCTGGCGCTGGGCGCAGCAAGGAGTGGCATTGCGAGGCGTCGGCGAAACTTCAGGCCATCGCAGGGGAGATACGAGCTATCGACGAGGAGGAAGAGGGATGAGTGAGTCGACTGTATTCGTAGTGTCCGTTGTATCTAGCGTTGTCGTATGCGTTATCATTTTCTGCTTCGTCCGGAAACCATGACCACCCCCACCGAAAAGCTCGAAACATTCAACCGCTCGCACAACCGTGGCCGAGACCGCGAGATTGTGTCGAATTCGCTCGCTATGGCCCGCTGGGCTAACCGGATCGGCCGAGACCTGTTCGGAGTGCTCGGGCCGCAAGTACGCAATACAGAGCGTGTCAGGCTGCTTACGGACAAGATTCTATTTGCTGCCCCGGAAGAGGGGGCGTCGACGATGCGTAAGCTGCTGGGCGATTCGGCCCTCTGGTCGTGGGACTCGGCTACCACGCGATTCGTCCGGGCTGTGCCTATACCGGCGTGGTTGCGTAGGGTGCTTCCGGTGCATTCGCTGCTGTCGACAGAATCGACTGCCGGCTCGAGCTTGCTCGAGTTCACCCCCGATATCTCGCAGGACGACGCATTCCAGCGGATCCTATCCGGCGAACTGACGGCCGAGCAGACCAGGGCCGTGATACGGGAATTGGAGTTCGGCAGCCCGACGCCCGAGGAACTAAACGCGATCCTGGAGGACACGTATTGGCCCGATGGCCTGGACGCCATGAGCCGTATCAAGACGGTGATTACGCCAGAACTGTCCGAGCTACGCGACAGTATCGGGCGGTACCTATCGACCAATGTGGACGTATCGGCGGCCTGGCAGAGCCTCAGCGGCGAGATCGAGCACTTGGTGGGCAATGTCCGATTCAAGGCTGTGCGGATCGCTCGGACTGAGACGGCGCGGGTCTCCGAGGATATGCTTCGTGAGTCGTGGAAAGAGGCCGGGGACATGATCGTCGGCATCGAGACCTTCACGGCGAACGATTCCAAGGTACGAGGTGCCACCAGTGCCGACCCGCACAAGCGGTGGGAGAAAAAGAAGTTCTTCCGGTCGTCGGCGTCGGGTGGGTTCGTGGCTCGGGACGGTGAGCCGTTGCCGCGGTTCCCAGCGGGGCCGAACTGTAGGTGCTGGTCGAGCCCGATGCTTGACCCGAGCTTGACGGCCGGCTTACCGGATGAGGATCTTGGGCCGGAATACAAGGCGGCGCTGGATCGGTTTGAGAGGGAGAAGGTGGGATGAGTAATTACGTCATCGATGAATCGTGCGACAACTGCAAATTCTGGCGCCAAGAGGAGTGTCGAAAGACAGCCCCGACCATCGAAGAGGCGATACCCGATACGGCGCGGGTACAGAAGGACGGCACGACGTACAATCGCAAGATAGGAATCTGGCCCAGCACGGGCTCCGATAAGTGGTGCGGTGAATACGAACGCAAAATCCAAGATACTGGCAAGCCGCAAGCACCGCCCCCAGAACCAACCACATACCGGGTGGGCTAGCACCATGACTGACCACCGCAAGCACAACCAACGCCTGACCGATCTGGCCGCCCGGATGATGGTTCAGATGGCTGCCCTTGCCTCTACAGAGGGGGCATATGGTACG